ATTGTTATAAAGCCCGACTTGGTAATCCCATTTGCGAGCCGTTTCCTCGTTGATCTGTCTCTTGGCAAGAGGTTTGACCTCACCCAAGACAGGGGAAAAGCTGAACTGTTGTGTTTCGTTTGTCATTTTTGTGTATTTTATAACTCCCTCTCCGTGCTTGTAAGCTTTGCAAGAGAAGCAAAACTCGTGTCCGTCTGAATAAAGAGCGTTGGCATCGCTTGACCCGCAGGACAAGCAAGGGCCGTGATTAACTAGCGTTGACGATCCATGATCTAGGGACTCGTCCGTTATCTGAGTAAATGAATCCATTTTTCTGTGCCCAAGCAGCGTATGTTGTTTTTGATTTCTTAGATATCCGGTTGCTCGCTCGCTGGAAGATGAGTCGCAAGTCAATATCAGGGTATTGCTTCTTTACGAGGATCAGCTTCTTTCGATCATCCGAGCGCAAGTAGCCTTTTACTTCGATATGAATCCCATTTGGAAGTATGAAGTCCGGAACATAATGTCTCGTTTCGTGGACTTCAAAGGCCAGCTTTTTGCCCTCGTATTGGAAGCTCGTGCAACCCGATAATTGTCGAGCGACTACACCTTCCAGCTTTGAGCGAAACTTCGGTTTAGAACTCCTCACCAGAGGAAACAGGTTCTCCTGTTGAGGTTTCTTGTTCAGTGGGTTTGCCAAACACCGAATCATCAAAGGATTCCCCTCCGGACACGTAGCCTTCCTCTTCGGTGCTAAAACCGAATTGTTGGGCACTGACCAGTTGGGTAGGAGCCTTCAAGTCGATGACCTGAACCGCACGGAGACGGAGGGACACTCCAACCCCAAGGGCAGGGACATACCACGGCTTAACTTCAGCCGCAACTTTCAGGATCGAACCCGCACCAATAAGGTCGGTGATCGGGCTTCCTTTGCTATCCAGCAACGCCACTTTCAGGTCATAACTCTGACCGTTTTTCGCGGTGATCTTGGCAACATTGGAGAACTTAATGGTGACCTTATCACCATCTTCTTCCCAAGGGAACGCATGAACTTTGAGCTTCTCTTTTTTAAGGAGACTGCACTGCTCTTTATAGAACTCACGAGCCACTGCCTTGATCTGCTCAAGATATCCAACAGCTTCGTTGGCGGGAACAGTCAGCTTGACGCTATACTCTCCCTCTTCCTTGAACTTAGTGGAAGGGGTGTTAAGTCTCGGATACACAGCCACCCCTTTAGGGCTGACGAGACGCAGGAACTTAGGTTTATTAGTCATTTTTAAAAAAGCCAACTCCTCGCTGGCTAGGAGAGAAAGTAGGGAGATTGCTTGATTAGGTCAATGGGAAAATCGCGGACATCGAAAAATTTATTTTCAGATACTTTTGAATTTTGGCACGTTAGTTGCTTGTAAAACGTAAGTAGTTGATTTTCAGCAAATACCGACACGTAAGTAGACTTTACAATGTCCGCAAGTTTAGCCAACTCGGAAGCGTGAGCGACAAAACAATCGTGGACTATTGCAAAATCCATCGAATGTTTTTGCGCTTCGCAGCATACAAGGTGAGCAATGCTGGCATCCAAGCTGTGAACAAAGTTGGCACTGATGGCGCGGATGATTGCCTTGTCGTTCAGTTGCTTTGTTTCTTCAACCACACAACGGTTGTCTATGAGCTTTGAGTCAAGACGAGTAGACACCGTGATCTCTCGTGTTTTGATGTAAGCGGCACAAACAGGAAATCCACTCGGAGTTACCCAGCGAACAGGCTGTCCGGACTCAGCAACAACACGGCTGATTTGCTTGAGCCATTCCATGCACTTCAACGGCTCAGCCAACAACTGACCGATTGCTTCTTTTATGACTTTGGTAAGATACAAAGCTGCATCTCTCCTCATGTTTTCCGGTAGCTCTTCAAACGTCTGCGGCTCGTTGAAGCTGATCTTACGGAACGCAGCATCAACTGCTTCCATAGCTCCGTGGGGCTTTATTCCGTAGGGCAAAGCCATCACCGGAACTTTAATCACTTCCCTGCGGACGAGCTTGGATTTGATCAAGCGAACAGCCATGTCGCTTCCATCAGCCAACAAAAGCTCTATCACACGCTTCCGCACAACGTCATACACATCGTTTGGGTAATCGCTAGGAATGACGTTGGTAAGCTCGGCTGTCCGCTTATCTCCGGTAAGGATGGAAAGAATCTGCAAGCCGTTGTTTGTTCCGTCGAGACTGCACGGAAGGCGAGAAAGGTATCCGTAGCCTTGGTTGAGGAAGCGAGCGTAGTCAAAGCACCACGCCAAGAACTGCCAAGGCTTGTCGGCTTGTGTCCACCAATCAAACTGTGCGGGATCGCTGGCTACTTGTTTGATCTTCTCTTGGTTGTTGTTGACCCACTTTATCCGGAGGTCAAACGTGACTTTATCAATACCGAATTTGTTGGCTCCGCTAATCCTTAGCCAGTTGGCATCCTCTTCCGTTTCGATCTCCTTGACCCTGCTGAACTCAAGAAGCCCACGCGACAAGTCATTACCCTGCGGATGCAAAACCTCGTTGCTGTAATACATCCGGCCTCTGAAATCCAACTGACAGGGGAAATAAAGGTTGTCGTGCTGGCTGAATTGCCTAGCGGTCTGGAGGATTTTGGCAATCAGCAGGAACTTGGATTTGTTCTTGTAGTTTTGCTGATACACAGACTGAGCTTTGCGTCTCCATTCTCGTCTGCTTATTTCGTTTGTCGCAATGTCGTGCGGCTTGGGCGGCAAGTCCTGCAAACCGTGAAAGGGAAGCACATCGTTGATGGATCGCTTCTCGCTGAAGTAAGATTCGACCACGTTGAGGACTTCTTTGTTAACACGCCACGGAACGCTTTGTAGTGCGTTGACTGCGTTGATGACCACAGGCATTTCTACCTCGGTAGCAAGCTTCTTGTGTAATCTGTTGTGGGACTTCAGAAGCGGAAGCTTTACTCTGTCGTCATTATATCCACCGGAAAACAATGTCTTCGGTTGCCACGGCTGCGGAGGCTGGATCATTGGATAGCGGACAGGCCGCATAATCTCAAAGTGTCCGGTGTGTGCCTCTACCCAATAACGTGCTTCATCAGAAAGAGTTACAAATGTTTTCATCTTGTTGTTTCCGGAACGTAGGTTGGTGAAGTCGATGATTCCGGTGCTGCCTTTGAACAGATGGAGCATGACGGTTCCTATTTGAACTTTGGCTTTCAGAGATAAGAACGGCTCAAACCCTGAGCGGTAAACTGTTTTCCGGAACTCTTCGTCTTTATGCTTATCCGAGAAGTTGTTGTCCTGAATAGCTTGGCTGATGTGTCTCCACTCCACGGAGCCTATTTGCTTCTTGGCTTTGCGGCACAGGATTTCCAGCTCTAGGGAGTTAGCCACGCTAATAGCCAAGGAAGTAAACGCCTCGCCTTGACTTACTCCGTTGATGATCTCCTTGGCTCCCAAGAAAGCCATTGTGTTTGTTTGCTCAGGAAGCAGATCGGATATCCAGACAAACAAAGAGTAATTAGCTGCTTTCTTTGTCCGCTTATCCTGAACCCATGAATGCAAAGCCTTGGCGTAAATAGGAACAGCTTGGCTGAGCATATCTACCCCCCACTGAGCTTTGCTGGTTTCGCCAAGGTTTACGTAGTTTTGGATTTTTTTCCAGAACCGTTGACGACCATCCTCAATCTGCTGGTTTTCAATTAAAGCCTGTTGATCCATGAGGAACTGAAGTGCTTAGTTGTATACCTAGCTTCTGTGCTATCTCCATCGACACCATAAGGTCGCCTGTTCGTTCCGCTGGACACATGGCCCTGACTGCTGGGATTCGGTAGGACGCGATAAGGGTCAGACACGCTGGGCACGGAGGAAGAGTAACGTAAAGGCACATTACTTCGTCTGGTTTGGCATAGCGCAAGGCGTTGGCCTCGGCATGGATAACCAAAGGTCGCCGTTCGTCCCGACCTGACCAATCAATTTCCAGACCGGACGGAACTCCGTTGTAACCAATACCGACAACGCTCAAGTCCCTGCGAACTGCGATGCACCCTACCTTCTGGTGCGGGTCTTCGCTACGTGCGGCGATTACAGCCGCTAATCCCATGAACCACGTATCCCAGCTAGGTCTAATTGCTGACGTTTGGTTGCTCACTCAGAGCCTCCCAATATAATCCAAAAGCATTTAGCAGCCGCTACTGCAAATATTCCAGCGCAAGTTATGAGTCCAAACATCAAAAAAACGCTTAGCATACACATGAAAGCGTATTGCAAGTTATCCAAGAGATTTTTCATTTTGCTCATCCTCCTTCTCTCTGAGGTCAAAGTTAAGAGGCCAAGTAGGATGGTGCGGGTCTTCCAGCCTGACACGGACATGGAAATGGCCCTTGCTTCCTAGCTCCTGAGCTTTGGCGATTGCTTGTGTTTTGTTCAAGCCGCTGGCAGCAAGCTCAACGACTTCATCTCCGTAGCATACGATGTATTTGTTCATTTTGTGTTTTGTTGAAAGTGCGAACCAGCAGAGAAAGAGGGCGCAAACCTCCCCCATTTTGTTTAATTGGTTAAGTTTTTCTCGATCTCTGCTGGCTCTTTTATGCGACTTCCGGAAAAGCGAACAGTCCCCAAACTGTCCTTGTGCTTTTCTTTCCGTCTCAATTTGTTGTGCTGAAGTGAGGGAATCCGTCTTCTCCGTAAGACACTGCAACCCATTTTTCAGGCAAGGTTTGAAGTATCAAATGAAGTTGTGAACAGTGAACAGCTTTGAAGTATCCATCAAGTTTTCCGTTGGGTCTGTAAAAACAAACTTTATACATACCGGAAGGACTTGGCTCTTCGCATCCTGCTCGTGAGTCTGTCGTAATCATCTTCCGTAAGATAGCGAGGATGAAGGTCAAGGTCTTTGAGGACTTTGAGCAAGTGCTTTTTGTCTTCGATGTCCTTGAGCCGTTCGTCCCACTTGTCTTCAGAAACTCCATTGAAGCTGTGTTTCTCCGTTGGATGGCCCGACAGAATCCTGTCCAGACTCATTACTGCGTTCATTTCTGTTTTTGTCATCAAGCCTCATTTCTAGCTCACGAGCGTATCTTTCCAAGGAAGAAAGATCGTCTTTGAGTTTTTTATTTTCAAAGGACAGCAGGAAATTCCTTGACTTCAGGAGTTGCATCGTGTCCTCCGTTTGCTTTTCGCAGACAAGGGCACTCACAGAGCCACCCCCATCCAGCGCAATGTCCACACGGCAACCATTGTGCCGAGAAAGACGGTTCCCATCCGCATGATAAGGGACAGCAGGGTTGTAAGGACAACGGCAAACACCGTTACAGCAGCTTCATTTGTTTCACTATTCATTTTCTTTTTCAGTTTTTTGGGTTTGTTCCAAGGCTGACACAGCCTCAGAGAGATTGGAAGGAGCAAGGTGAGCATATCTTTGCGTGATTTGAAAGGATTTGTGACCAAGGAACTTCATCACAGTGAACAACGGAATGTTCCGCTGAACAAGCCTAGAAGCGCACGTATGGCGCAAGGCGTGAGGAACGAACTGATCGTCCGCAGCCCAATCAAGATGCTTTTCTTTGATCAGCTTCCAGACGTAGTTAATGCTCGGTTGGGAAATCCGAAACGGAGGGCCGATCCGGTTTTTCTTGTTGTAATCCAGAATTTCAAACACTCGTTTGGTCATCGGAATTGTCCGGTTGTCTCCGTTCTTGGTATCGACAAAGGTTATGATGCGGTTGTCAAAGTCCACATCTTTCCATTGTAGCTTCAACGCCTCGCCAACACGAGCACCAGTGTCGATCAGGAAAGCCCACAGATCAGCGTAGATTTTCTTGTTCGGCATGGAGTTAGTCTCCAGCAAGAGAAGCTCTTCCTCATCCTCAGTCAGCCAACG